CTTTAGGAGAAAATGCTGTTGCTTGATATTCTAAACTTGAAGTTAAATATGCAGTTGATCTTGTCTCTCTAGCCCTGCGCCATGCAGACAATAATCCAGCAACTTCTTTATCTCCCATATCCGCGCCATTATTTTTTAATATTCCAGCAGGTTGCGGCGTGGATGAGGCAACTGCGACTGCTTTTTCTAAATCTACTGCTGGTTTAAGTATTCTTGCGCCTGAAGTAAGAAGTGGGTCTTTGCCTAGTTGTATTGTAATTAAACTGCCAATTCCTGATTGTGGTACGGCATTTCCATCAACAAAATATTGATCTACAAAAGTATTATTTTTATTTAATTCAACCGTAACTCTTGAATTTCTAATGTATTCAAATCGTGAAGGTCGTAGGTCATCGGAATACTGCTCGACCACTTGAAGATACGCTACCGAATACCAAACGAGGCTGTCCACAATCCAACTAAGGGTAATATTATTTGGCGCATTTCTTTCTAATTGATTTACCCAAGGCAAGTTAGGTATTTCTTCTCCAGTTGCTTTTGCGTATGTATTTAATTCCATACCGCTAATAATCCCGCAAATAATGTTTCGTGCTTGTTGAACTGAAGGAACTGTAATTGCTTCAGCGCGATCAATTGTAAATGCAGAAAGTGGAGTGTAATAATTGAAAGGGTCACCCATAACTGCAGGTGCTAATTGGGCTTGAATATTAGTTTTTGGTGCAAGTCCTACTAAATCGCGGAAAAATCCCATTAGATAATTATATCAGATAACTCAGACGAATATCTTAGGTATTGAGATTGGTTTGCTTAACATGTGAACAATCATTGCAGTCGAAATACTTGAGGCGACGCATCCCGCCGATTTGCGTCTTACTATTCTCCAGCCAGCATCATTTGTTTTTGCTGCTGCATTATTCATACTGCTTACCCATTCAGGTTGACCTGAGTGAATTAATCTCAAATTGGAAAGACTGTCAGCAAGTTCTCCACATGCCTGATAGAACGCTTGTCCTGATATATCTATTAATTTATGACCCGATTGTTCAAGTTTTTGAGCAATTGACGCAGTAGCATATTTATCATAAGCAATTTGAACTGGTCTATATTTTAAAGCCCATTCATGTATTGAACTTGCCATTTTGACTTCATCAATCAAAACTTCACTACTAAAAGTTTCCATTACTCCAACTGCAATTTTGCCCTCAATTAACTGACCAGCGACCAATGCGCCTGTTCTTTTGCTTGGACTGACATCAAATGCCATTACAGTCATTGCACCTACTGGCAATATTAACTCAGATACCGAACATGCTTCAATTGAGCCAAATGTCCAAGGTGAAACCTGAGAATCAATCCACATACAAAGAGTTTCAGTCAAAGTTGCTTCAATTGAGTTAGTTGCAATGCTTTCTTCAATTGCTTCCTCAGTTACGGTATATCCAAGGGCAGGATTAGCCATTGCCCAATATTTACGGTTTCTTATATCTTGCCTAGCCGCTAATGGTGCTGAATACTCCCAATAACCAAAAGTCTTGCTTGGATAATCTTTAGCGCGTTCAACTAAATCATTTAATACGGTACTAAAGGCATCGCCAGCATTTGAGGTAAATAGTGTTTGAGAATTAGGTCTTGCTCTAGTAATAGGTACTGCTGCTTTAAACGCTTCCTCTGACACCTCGCGTAATTCATCTGCGTAAAGTAGGTCTGCGCTCTTGCCGCGACTGCCATCCCTCGTTGCTGCAACAATCTCATATCTTGCGCCATTAAGTAAAGTAATTGACTCTTGACCATTTGCGTATCTAATTTGTTTAACTTGCGCTTTTAAAAAATCATTATCCTCAATTGTGTTAGCAACTTGCCTAAATGTATCTAATGCCATATTTCTATTAGATGACATCGCAACAATGTTCTTTTCTCCAAACAAAAACAAGCCTGCCAAGATACGCATACGAGCAAGGTGAGTTTTTCCTTGTTGTCTTGCAACTAGCAATAAATTGGTCTTTCTTACAAACATACCTGCGGTGTCAACGGTAAGCATGTCGGAAAGTACATAATGTTGCCAAGGAAGCAAGGGCATCCCAATTTTAATTGCAAGATCAGCGACTTCATCAATTCGAGACTTTCCCTTAAGCGGTGGAGTCTGCAATCGCGGTTTTGTTAAGCCTAAAACCTTTTTTCGAGTTGCCCCTCGTTGCGCTGGTTTGCGCTTGGCTTTTGTAGGTTTCTTTTGACTTGTCATGGCTTTTCAAAGGGCGAGGCTGGTCGTGTGACCTGCGTCTCAGGGAGAGAAATGCCTTTAAAGACAGGGGGGGTAGAACCGCGCCTAAAAAAAAGGCTACCTTTGCTTGAGTTGCATGATTTACAGGCTGAAGTGAGGTTATCCATATCGAACAAAGCCCCACCCTGCTTCCTTGAAGTTATGTGGTCAACCGTTGCGTCTCCACCTTCGAGATGTTTATGGCAGTAGGTACACATCCAGCCATCCCTTGCTAATACCCTAAGCCGCATTATCTTCCACTTGCCACTACCTAATGCTTGGTTACTCAATGCCATCCTTTAGTCTTAAAGTGTTGCCACGCTTTACAGGCATTAACATACCCATACTTATCATACTTATATTTATGTGCTATGTATTTGAGACCGTAATCAACCTGCTCATACATGTCCTTCTTTAACATTAATGGGTTCTTTAATTGTGGTATCCCATATACAAGGGCAGTACCATTAAGGTTACCAACAGCCCGATAATTCCACGCTGACTCCGCACCATACAGCCTTGACAGGCACACCCATTGGTCTTTGCTTTGTATCTTTTGAGCAGCATATTCTTTAACTGAAACATGCTTATATGATAGTGCATAAACGGAATCAATCTTTTTAGAAGTAATACTTAATACCATTAAGCAAAGGCATAGCCCAAATGCTACAAGCGCAGAACTCGCGAGCAATCCGCTACGGCGGCTCGCGTTCGCGCTTAAAGGCGCGTCGCTTGCTTGAAGCATACTCATCATGTCAAATCCCTTAAGCATGGATTATTCTCCTATCTCATTATGTGAGATGTGATTTACCTCACATACATTATTAACCATAACCTTCAGACCATTCATGCCCACAATCGTTGCATAAATGAAAGTAATCATTGTTATATTGGGAAGTGTCGGTGTTATATCTCAAACACTCAGGGCATTGATCTTTGCACATGTTGAGCAAGTATTACCTTCCGCAAGCCATCCACCGCATTTGCAACGATCAACAGGCTCAGTCATGTAGCACCGTCATAAAGTCGCTCATTGGAAGTAACACAATGTAATCCTCAACCTTCTCGCCCTGCCCATTGCAGCGCAATACTACAAAGGCAAGTTTATCGGATTTGCGCTCTTTAATCTGTTTAATCCACCCTAAAGGGCTGAATTTTGTTACTGCTTTAACTTCAATGTCAAAAGGAGTGCCTAGGATGTCACTCCCTTGACGACCTGCCCCTGTTGACTCAGCATACGGATACCAAGGCTTCAGGTACTCGGCTACGACTCTCTGCGTGCGATAGCCTCGATGTTTTCGGTGTTGACTCATTTGTTATCTGTTGAGTAAAAGCCATCACCTTTGAAATGAATAGGAACGGTTGACCATACCCGACGGAGTAATCCCCGACAGATTTCGCATCTAGGTACTTGTTGGTCAACCGCTAATGTGAGTTCTGACTGCGTCAAGCAAAACTCACAAAGGAAATCATATCTAGGCATGATGTCCATAATCAATATGATTTACACATTCACAACTCACGCATTTACGAACGCCATCAATTGTTATCATGCGTGGGTCATTGCACATCTCACAACATTCAGACAAAGGAACTATGTCTAAGGCGATACCTTTTTCGGTAAATGTAGCCCTTAGACCAGTTGCGTCAATCATCTCCATATCACCCATTATTCGTCTCCAAAGTACCATCTGCCATTAGGCGACATCTTTGCCCATACAGCATCTTCTTTGACATTACTTTTGCAAACATATCCATAATACGGTTTTCCACCCTTGGAAATTCCCTGCTTAAGAATATGACCATGATGACACTCAGGCGGTGGGTTAGGTGTTTGCGTACCTATCGCATCCACAACCTCTCCAACAGTCCATTGAGTAGGTTCAGATTCTTTATTTTTTACCGCAAATGATTCTCTTAGGACAGACTCTACTGCTGCTGACCTTGAGTTCGGTGTGCCGTATATGGCTTTAGGAGTTTCTGCTGCAATAACTTTAGCCATTTCGCTTTGAGTTGGTCGCTTTCCTTTAGCGGCATAACCTGCGTTCGCGAGCGCTCTGCCAATCGCAGAAGTTTCTCCGTTCTCAAGTGCAGAAGTTTGATTGACACCTCTATCAGTAATGGTTTCATGAGCCAACCCAGTAGAGAAGGGAACTGCATCAAGATATGTACGATATATCGCGGCACGAACAATAAACCGCGTATCAGTCGCCTCGACCAATTGGGTATCAATGCGAAAATCAGGATTATCAGCAATAAATCTAGCAAGGCGCACCTCTGTCGTTTCGTAATCGTTAATGTTAAATGCCATCATCTACTCCAAAATCTTCTTCATAAGAGTTTAAGAGTTCGTTATAGATTGCCGCGTAACCAATGAGGTCTTTAATACTGTCTTGATGATTTGGAGT